GTAGGCGTCTCAGTCGGCGTCGGGGTGTACTGATCGCACTCGCCGCAGTCCGCGATCTCGTAGCTGTCCGGCACCGGCTCCATCCCGTAGGGGATCCAGTAGCAGATACCGAGCGGCCCGTAGCAGTACGTCTTCGGCGTGTTCGTCGGCGTAGGAGTCGGGGTCTCCGTCGGCTCCGGTGTCTCTGTGGGCGTTTCCGTCGGAGTCTCGGTAGGAGTCTCCGTAGGGGTTTCCGTAGGCGTCTCGGTAGGTGTCTCCGTGGGGGTCTCGGTAGGGGTCGGGGTGAACTCAGCCGCCACGAAATCAGCCGTCGCCGTCCCATCCTCCCAGGAGAACAGGTAGTACCAGGTCGTCTCAACGCCTGCGTTGGAATGCTGCAGGGTAGCCGTCAGACCCTCATCGTAGTCGCAGCCATCAGCCGAGCCACCGCATGTCGGCCACCGCTCAACGGCGCACTCATTCGCCGAGGACGTGATGGTAACGTCGATCACGCTGTTCGCCGGCACTGTCAGCGCGTACCACACGCTGTTCGGGGTCTCGATCTCGACGGAGCTACACGCCGGCTCATCAGACGACGCGCTGGTCAGAGACACGCCCGTAGCAACGGTCGTAGTCCACGCATTCGCGCAGACCGTTCCGTCCTCATCCCCGTATGCCGGGAGCCCGGCACAAAGGCAGACGCCGACAGCGGCCGCCGTGATACTCTTAATCAGCGCCTTCATCCTCATCGTCCACCTCTCATTGTTGCGTGCCATCTCTTCCGTCACGATCGTCCCTTCTTCGGCTTGTTTTTCGGCTTTCGCTCGGGCGGTGATTCCTGTCGATCCGCCAGCTCTTTTTGTTCCTTCGCGACCCCGGCTGTCTCCGCAGTCGTGTAGGGGATCAGCACCTTGTCACCGGCGTCCGATCCCGCAACGGGTTCCTTCGCCGCATCATCTGCGGGGGCTTCAGGTTTCTCCCCCGTCTCGTCCTTTTTGCTCGTTCCGGAAAGCATCCTCGCCTCGCGCCGCTCCCTGAACCTCTCGGCCCCGCTTTTCCTGCCAGATATTCCGACTGCAAATCCAGCCGGGGCGGTGTCCATCAGGTCGTCGAGATCTTTCGGCTGCGCCTTTGCTCCATTGCCCATCTGCAGCCCGTTCCGCTTCGCTTCAGCAATGACATCATCGGGGGTCCCGGTCGGAGGCTCTTCCCATGCCTTCAGGTCGTATTTCTTGCCGTTCCTGAAAGTTGTATAGGATTTGATCCCTTCCGGCCTGAAGACTATTCCCACGATTTCCTCCTCACGAGATACGGGCCAGGCACCTCCATGCCTCCGGTGACATAGGATGCCTGGCCCGGGGGTCTCATACTGCGGAGCTGCTTACTCCGCCCCCTGATCCCAGCCGATCGCGATGGCTTCCGGCACCGCCACTCCCATGTCCTGGTAGCAGGTGTAAACCATGTCGAGCTTCCGGGCGCGCTCGTACCGATCGACGCCCTTCTCGATCCGCTGCTCGATCCCGTAGGCGAGGTTCGTCGAGGGCGTGAACGCGTACACCCCAACCGGCCACTTCGCCATCGAGAGGATCGGCCGGCCCTTCCACGGGGGAACCTTCCCCTGCACCAGCCAGCTCACCCCATCCACGCGGGCGCCAAGCTCGTTGATGAGCCCCTGCGCATCCGCGTCGTTCATGATGATGATGTTCTGGTCGCTATCCCTGTAGGCCTCAGGGAGTTTCATGATGAGCGCGTCCAGAATGGCCTGATACGTGGTGAGCCCGTTGGTGTTCAGCGACTGCCCGACCGACTTTCCGATCTTCACCCACCCATCGTTCTGACTGAGGAAGGGATCCCCGGATTCGGTATCGCCGTTGATCGCGAGGTCCTCGTTGTCCAGCGCGAACCTTTTCATTGCGAGGTTGTCGATCGTGTCGAGCACCGACTTCCCCTCCAGATTCCGCTTGATCGCGCGGAATGTGATCGGGATCGCGAGGATGCACTCCTCAGAGGAGAGCTGCTGCTTCGCCCACGTGACCGTCCCCTCGTCATCGGGGGCCACGCCCTCGCTCGGCTTGCGGGTCTGCCGCCCCGCCATCGTGAGGCGGTCGATGTCCTCCTTCTCGCTGGTCATGATCTTGACCTGCACGAGCGGCAGGAGCTTCGTCTCGTTGATGCCGTGGATGATAAACTCCTTGGCCTTCGCCACCGGCATCTCGTTCCCGCCGATACCCTCCTGCGTGATCGCCAGGAGCACCTCCTGGTAAATCGCCTGATCCGTCCTCATTTCGTCTCGCCCTCCTCCTATTGGCCCTTGTGCGGTGTTACGGTTTGGAATCCGTTCGTTCTATAGGAGAATCCCCGCTGGATACCCCTCCCTGCGCTTCAGCTCAGGCATCTTCCCGCCATCGCCACCATCGCCATCGTCATTGACCCCGCCCGCCGACAGGGACGCCGGGCGCTTCCCGGAGAGCTTCTCGAGGAGGGTCTTCTGCTCGGTGAGCTGCACCTTCTGCGCCTCGATCTGCGTGGTGAGCTCCGCGATCTTCGTCTCCCCCTCACCGATCTTCCTGGTGAGCTCGGCCTGTTGCTGCTCAGCCGACGCCGGCACCGCCGCCACCTTCGTCTCGACCGCCGTCAGCTTCGTCTCCAGCGCCGCGAGCCGCCCCGCATCCGCCTCGGACAGCTTGAACTCCGCCGGGATCGCGCTCTTGAGCGCCGCAAGCCCCTCCGTCAGAGGCTTCAGCGCCTCCGCGAGCATCCCGCTCACCAGATCCGTAACCTGCGCCTTGTCCATCTCGTCACCCTCCCCTTTGTTTGCCTGCTCCACCTCGATATCGCCGTCTGCGCCGCCCGCCTTGGCGATCAGCTTCCCGAGCACGTCATGGGCGGCCTTCATCTGCTCGAGGTTCTTCTTCGAGAACACCCGCCCCGCCAGGTCTATCTCAACGCCGCGCGCGCTCGCGCACAGGAGCGCATCGACGTGCGATTCATCCTTGTCCCACGCCCGTCCGCCGATCTTCGCCATCTCTACCTTCGTACCGTCCTCGATCGCCTTCTTGTAGTCGTCGATGCACTCGATGACAGCGCTCTCCTTGTCTTCGATGTCAGCCGATTGCATGATCGCCCAGAAGGATTCGTAGAAGAGGGTATTCAGGCCCTCCAACCGCCTCGTGTCCTGCTGTGAGTCGATCTTCTCGGAGAACACGCTGAGCGCAGTCGCAACAGCCTGCCCGATCGCTGCGGCCGCCTGCCCGATGATCCCGGCCTTGCCACCGTCCTTCGTCATTTCCGTATTCCCCTTCTTCGGCTGGTACCCCTCGCGCTGCATCGCCGTACCGCAGCTCGGGCACTTTACGTCCGTGCACGCTACCCCCTGGACGTGTTCCTTCGTCGTGCCGCATGATGGACATATACACTTTCCGCCCGGGCCGGCTTGATTCTCTCCGCCGCCAGCCCCCGCCATCTTCACGTTCCCGAACTGGACCTCCTGCTCCGGGCCGCACACCATGACGCCCTTGAGGCTGAACCCGCGCCCCTTGCCCTCGGTGATGAGCTTGAGAACCTTGTCGCCCGCCGGCGTATCCTTCACCTTCACCCCGGCCCAATAGGCGTGCACGTTCTCGGGGTGAGGATCCGTCGGGGGATCGAAACGCGGGTCGCCCGCCAGCACGATCCCCTGCTCGGCGACGAACACATCCTTGAGCTTCTTCCCGTCGTGATTCGTGTCCACCTGCCCGAGCATCCCGCGCTCGGCGAACCCCTCCATCATCATGCGGACCGTCGCAGGACTCGCCCAGTACCGCTCCGTCTCAGACTTCTCGACGATCTCGTTCGCCCGGAACACGATCCCGTAGAGCATCCGCTTCTTCGCATCGACGAAGCTGATCGGGACGATCCGCTCGAAGTTGGAACGCTTCTCATCGAAGCCAGCCGAACAGGCCGCCTCGATGAACTCCATACCCTGCGCCTTCGCGTCGGCAACCGTCAGCTCGACCGTGAGGGGGATCCGGTTTGCCGGCTCGCACGGATCGACCACAAGCGAGAGCCAGTTGACCTCGCCGCCGATGAACTCTCTGGCCTTCATCAGACGCCACCTCCAATGGGCTCGTCGGTCATGGTCCTCATCCGGGCGTATTCGTCGGGGTCGGGGTGACAGTCGGCGTTCTGGTGACCGTCGGCGTGAGTGTCGGGGTCGGCGTCGGGGTCGACTGGATCGTCAGAATGGGCTCCGTGTACCCCGCGGCAGTCGCGATGCCCTGAAGGTCATGCGCGATCTGCATGATGGCCTTCTGCGTCTGCGCGGCGCCACGGTAGCGCCAGTAATACGAGGGGTTATAGGGGTAAGCGTACGCCGTCGGGGTGGGCGTAGGCGTGACGGTAGGTGTCTCTGTGGGGGTGGGTGTTTCGGTTTGCGCGGAAACGAATGACCCGGATGAGAACGCGATCGCTAAGAGCACGGCTGCGAAAGAATAGATCACCCGCGACTTCGTCATACTCCCGGCTCCTTCCGACCCATGCCCGTCAAGCCGGTCGTACGGTGCCGAGAGACACAAAAATGGCACACCCCGACCGGCGTTCTTCACGCCCGATCGCGATGTGCCCTAGCAGTGCCGCCCTTCTCAGGACGACAGGACCACCCGGTCCTTAAGCGCGCTCTACTGGCGCATACAGCACATGGGGTTCGGCGATTTTACCGGCACTCGCCGGCGAACCTTTCAGCCCGTCGCCTGGGGTCTACTGCCCTCTTCCCCCTGATGATTACAATCCTGACTTGGCGCTATCCCGTGCGCACAATGCCAGAATGCAATCCTCGAAAACAGCCCGAACCTATACGCGCACGTCCTGCCCGTCAAGAGCGTATTCTGCTCGTCATGGTGCCGTGTTCGCAATGCGCGTTCCGTCAACAGATTGCGGCTTGATCTTTTCTTCCTCACAATACTTCGCGGAGAAGCGATTCCTGTGTCCGCACTTCGGGCAGACTATCACTATCCTGTCTATTTTCGCCTCAGACGCGAGTCCCCACCCGCACCGGAAGCACCAGAGGAGCCCCATCAGGACCTCCTCGGCAACGCTTTCAGGATGCCCGTAGGCGTGCAGCGTACATCCGCCGCGCGGAACCTCTCGATTGCCTGCTTCCGATACTCCGGAGATTGAAACGCCCACGGCGCGCGTGGCACCGGCTTCCACCTGATCTTCATTTCGATCACGGGGCCGATAATCGCGCGGTCGTAGTAGAGGATCCCGTCAGAGACGATTATGCGCTGGAGCTCAAGGGCGGCCATCCCCTCCTTCGCTTCCTGTGATGCTGCGGGCGGAAACTGCTCGGCCACGATGACCGGGAGCGGCCACCATTGCCGAACGAAGCGGAACAGGCCATACGGCCCCATGTCGAGGCCGATGACGCTTTCCGTATTCCCATTAACCATGACCACGCCGAGGCACGGCTTCACTCCATTCTTGCGGGGGAGGCCGCGCAGCAGGATGAGTTTCATCGAGCGGGGGCGCCCCCGTCCTTGGCCGGCTGGACTGATTTCGCCTCCTCCGCTTTTCTCCCCTCCGTCACGATCTCCTTTCTCAGAGAGCGCATCGCCTCGATTTCAGCGCGGATCTCGTCGAGCGTTACCTTCGGCCACAGGATCCCACCGATAAATCCGCGCCTTGCCCTGATGGCGTTTATCGCGGTCATCGTGAGGGCAAGATCGGCGCTGTCGCGGATATAATTGATCGCTGCGGAGAACTCGGTGCATTTGACGAAAAGGAGCATCGTCTGCTCCTGTCTTCCGCGCGACGAGTCTCCCATGGCCGCGAATTCCTTCGCGTCGATCCTTCCCTCCCGGGTGATATTGCCCGGAGTAGCATTCCGCGTCACCGGCGCTTTCCCTGCCATGCGCGCCTGCATCCCGTTGAGCGCCTTATTGAAGTCGATGACGTTCCTCGGTCCCTGCCCCTGCTTCTTCTCCTCGGTCATTCCTCCCCCCATTCGCTTTGGCCCTATTCCCCGTCCGAAACGCGGGCCGTCATGTAGCACCCCGTGTCGAGCTCAACCTTCGGGAGTCCGCAGACAGCCATGTACTCCCGCTGCCCGTTCCTGCAGTACGGATCGTTCATCATGCCGTTGTTCTGCCGTTCCGATGATGCGCCCTTCCGCTCCTTTCTCCCGTTCATCGCGCACCTCCCTGTTCCTGCTTCTGTGCCTTCGCCACGAACCGGACAAGCTCCAAACGCACCTGCTTCAGATTCGAGACATAGAGCTCTCGCATACCGCGCGCGAGGCCGATCACCCCCTCGGCCAGACTGTTCCCCTCTGCGTGTGCCCGCTCGAGCAGCCGCTCCCAGTCGACCGGCCCCCGGGACCGGCGCGACGGCACTCCCGCGACCCCCTGGACCCTGCCCTTCCTCTGCGGCGCGATCCCCTTGCAGATCAGACGAGTATTCGCCGGGCTCGGCCGCAGCCCGTGCCGCTTCTCGATCTCAGCGGCCACCTCCGGGCAGGTCATCCCGGTCGCCTTCAGGCCGCGCATCTCCTCGCGGATCTCGGGGGTGAGGTGGACCAGGCGTATGCTCATTCCTTCGCCACCATTTCCGGCTCATAACCCTTGAATACCCGTACTATGTAGACCATTTCTTTCGTCGAAGAGAACCACGCCCTGAACTTTTGCTCTTTCATGCCTTCACCGCCTCCCGCATCTTCCTCAGCGCCTTCGCCTCGATCGCCCGGATGCGCTCCCGGGTGACGTTGAGCTGGCGGCCGATCTCCTCGAGGGTGCGGCCCCCTCCACCCGATAAACCGAACCGTAGACGCATCACCATCCGCTCTCGCGGCGTCAGCTTCCGCAGAAGGGCATCCACCTCTTCCCTGCACTCGATCCTGTCGATACCGAGCGGACCGACTGCTCCGGCTATTTTGATGCGCATGACCGCTCCCCGCGCGCTCCTTGAATCTTTACGTCCAGGAAATCGCGATACACATGACCATCCGCTTTCCTGCGCACCACTGAATCCTCCGTCAGTGCATACTCGCGCCGCGCGTCAAAGCAGGTATGCACGTCATCGGTCTGCGGATCGACTGGAATCCATCTGCAGCATCGGTCACACCAGCGCATCGTATCCCTCCTACTCCGCCAGCACGGGTACGCATCGGCAGTTACCGCTGAAGCACGTCTTGCCATTTCTTCTCACCCATAGCACGTGATTGCGTGGCAACTCTACGTCGTAGACCATGCCATCGTATGGTTGGATGCTGATATGCTCGCTTCTTAACCTTGTGCCTGTTATCGTTCTCGTCGGCATTCCGTCGACTAGTGCATAGTTCACATGCGATATCAGATAGACCTTGCTTGATCGGTTCATGCTCACTGCTGCGGCCAATACATTGATTGGTTTTATGGTCCCACCCATCGCGTTCTCGTCATCCCAGTACCACTGATCATGGTCTGGGGTTACAAGTAAATCTATGTCGTGCGAGGCTATGCGGTACATCTCGCCCTTGAACGGATAAGCGATATATTTCGCGAACGGAAGCCATTCAGGGATTGCATTTGACGGGATGACACTCAGAATAATCTCTCCGCCGCACAGGCTCTTGAACGGCAGCCATCCCCTTGACGTATAGAGCTCCGTATCCTCTGAGTAGCACCTACCATGAACGGGCGTTATCCCAAGCCCAGAGTTCTGCAAGCTCTCGCCGCTCCGGTCCCCGATGTAATTCGCCCGCCCGCCCTTCACGTAGTACGCCTCACCCTTCCCGCCATTCCGAGACTTGTCCCACGAGAGCCACGGCGTCTTCTCCTTCACGCTCTCAGGATCCTCGTCACCGAACGTGGACTCCATGATGTTCATGGCCTTCGCGACCTTGAACTCATGCTTTGAGAGGGAGAGGCAGACGTCACAGGTGCGGGCGTCCCCAACCGGAAGGATGCGATAGGTGTCGTATCCTGCCGCCTGCATCGTCGTGAATACGCCCCACGAGCGCGCCTTCGTCGTGACCGAGGAGGAGAGCACGTCCCAGTAGCGGTAGTCCTTGAAGCTCTCCCCGAGCGCAGCCTTCAGGAAGTCCGCCGTCTGCTCCCGCCCGAGTCCGGCCTCCATCGCCCTCTCGATGATCCCGCGCGCTTGCTCAACCTTCGGCCCCTTGTAGTAGTCTGCGATCCACATGGCCGGCCGTTTCCCGAGGGCCTCGATCGCCTTCTCGTCTTTCAGGGCGTAGGCGGATATCCATTTCGGGGGGAGCTCAGAGAATCCGCGCTTGATCGCCATGCGCTTCCTGGTGAGCGCGAGGACCTGCTCAGCCGTTTCCTCGGTCATCGGGACAGCAGCATCGGCTATTGCCGCCCCATACTTCGGATATGAAGCCGCCACCTGCTCGATCAGGCTCTTCGCCCCGGCCGCTGATACTTCGAAGTCCGCGTCGAGGAGCTTCCCGAGGAGTCCCATGGCGTAGTCGCCCTGCTCAACGGCTACCGCCCTGAGCGTGTCTGAGAGCTTCACCTCGATCGCCACGATGTCGCGGAGGACGAGCGGGTTCTTCTCCTTCTTCGCGAGCTCGACGGGATCCCCCTGTCCGAGGACCCACGCAGCCGCCTCGTCGATCCGGTAAGCATCAACCGCATCGAGGCCGTGGGATTCTGAGCAGACGGAGCCGCATTTATCGCACATCAGTCCTGCCTCCTATCACTCACCAGTGCCCCCTCCCCGCCGCATCCCGCTCCTCGCGCCAGTCCTGTCCCGTCTGCGTGATAGCGGCGACCTGCTTCCCGTCCGGGCCATAGATGCGCGTCACGACCTGCACGGCATCATCCGGATTGGACGGTCCCCCCTTCGGCCCGTAGAACTCCGCCACCCTCTTCAGCTCATTTGCCATGACCTCACCCCTCCAGCTTCCCGCCCATGCTCCGCCGGATATGCAGGAGCGCGTCCATCACGAGGTCCGTCACCGCCACGGCCGCCTTCCCTGCGTTGTCCTTCGTGAACCCCATCCACCCCATCGGAAACGCCTCCGCCTGGAGCTTCTGGAGGAGCAGCGTCATCGGCATATTTCCTTCCTCTCCGGGATATGCCGGCACGTTCGTCCCGAGGAACTTGTTCCCGAGCTCGATCGCCCCGTTGATCGACATGCCGCCGGCGCCGGCAACGGATGTGAGCATGCTGGCGACCGTGTCCATGTCCATCAGATCCGGCCCGTTCGACCGGAACTCGTGGAACCGCACGCGCATCTCAGGCAGGAGCACCCGGTTCTGAAGGTCATCGAACTTGTTCCGCTTCGGCCGGCAGACCTGCGCCTCGAACATCTCGAGGGCGGCCTGGCTGGTGGCCCTGTTGTAGTCATTGCTCCATCCCACGAGGATGGGCGGGACCCTCGTCGACCCCATCGTCATCTTCGCGCAATTCTGGATGTACTGCTGGAACGTCGAGTCCTGCTTCTGCTGCTGCGTGAGGATCTGGAGCAGTACCTTCGGCGAGTCGATCTTACCGCCTGATGTCGCCGCTTCCGCGATCCCGCTCGGTATCTGCGCCGCGAACAGCCTGCTCGCGCTATCGTCACCCCGGACATTCTCGAACGTGTCCAGCATCCGCTTCAGCGCATCCTCCCCGAGCGTCCCGCCGCCCATGATGAGCAGAAGGATCGCAGGGATAAGGTTGTTCCTGAAATGCCGGAAGTTGCCGCGCTCGGCCTGGAACGCCCCGCCGATGTTGTACTCCTGGGACGCCCAGTCCGGCTCCCCGTACTCGCTTCCCGGAACGTACTTCCCGCAATAGATCATTTCCGTCGCGGCCGTTGTGGCATCGGGCGAACCGATCAGCTTGCCGGTGAGGTAGGAGAAGTTGCGTGGATCCATGAACTGCTTATAGTAGTGTTTCCTGTTCCCCTTGATCTGAACGAACAGCCGGAAGTAGTGGGGCCGCTCCTCGTAGACCCATTTCCAGTCATGCCCTATCCGGGCCTGCGTCATGTCCGTAGGCCGGTCATCGCGTACCAGCATTCGCGTCTGGTAACTCGGCACGTGCTCGCCCCCGCACGGTATCCCGAGCGCGTCCCGGAGCACCTCCATCGTCCACCAGCCCGTCGTCTCCTCGTCAGTCCGAAAACGTCCGCGGATAGTGGTGAACGAATCAAACGGCGAGAAGTTGTCGTAGAACCGCTCGAGGCGCTCAAGCTCGACCGCGAGGAGCTCGTCCATGTCCTTGAACGATCTATCCGTCGGCCGCTCCGCCCCCTCCCCCTGTATCATCGCCCAGACGTCATCCTTCTGGGCGTCTTCCTTCGCGTACCACTTCCCGCCATCCTTCGCGAGGAGCGGCACAAACTCGTACCCGTAGCTCTCGACCCCGATCTCGAGGGCCCTGATCACCGCCGGGAGCACGCTCGAGCTGCGCGCCAGAAGGCACCAATAGAGCGGCGGCTTCCTCGGCTCGATCACCCCATCGATCTTCCTCCCCTCGAACGGATCGTCTAATGCCGACCTCGACGGAATAGCCGCCCCCCCCGAAGGCATCCCGCCCGACGCCATCGAGATCAGTTCCGAGCACGCCTTCCTCAGCGTCCCCGTGTCAACCCCTCCGCCCGCCTTCGCCATCGCCGTCTTTTTCCCCGCCCGCTTCTTCATCCTTCCGTCTCCCTTCACTGCGTTTGCGTTACTGCCCATGACACAAAAAAAGGCCGCACCGACGTCCCGGGCATCCCTCCCGGAAACGCGATGCGGCCCCCGCCTGTGGTCGGTCGGCCGTTATGTCAGACTTCTACGCGCTCGCTCAATTCCTGTGTAATCTCCCATTTCATACCCGTCTTCGCCGCGACTATCCGCACCTCACCGAATCCACGGATCTCGAGCTCCTCGATCCTCTCCATGGCCAGTGCCTTGCCAGCTCTGGCGATCTCCCGCCATTTCTGATCCCGTCCGTCCCGCTCGCTCTGTCTGTCACCCATGTCGTCCTACCTCCCGCTCGCCGCGCACGCGAACCCCGCAGCTATCTTCCTCTGATTGAGCAGGATATTCCCCATGATTTCCCACCCCCGGAGCGCGTACCGCACGGACGCGACACCGTGATCCTCGTCCTTGCTATGCGTCTGGCAGGCAAGGGAGTCATACGTCGGCCGCGCCGACTTGCAAAACAGGAGCGCCGGCCTGGTCCCACCGTCCGGGGCAGCCCGCATCGTTAGCATATTCGCGATCGTCCCCTGCCCGTAGGTCTTCCCCTCGCTCTCCACGCGGATGCACCTTCGACCCGCCGGTTGCTGTGCCGACGCCACGAACAACCTCCCTCTACGCTCCGGCTTGTCGAGCTCCATCGCCAGGTAGGTATCCTGTGGAACGCACGTCGGCCCCGTAAAGAGCGCTGTCGCTTTCGGGAACTCCATACGCTCGTGCTCACGGACAACCATGTCGGCGAAGTCGGAGGTCGCCGTGTTCCTGTCCGTCACGAGTTGACGGAGCACGACGGCAGTCCAGAAGTCATCATGCTTCTCGAACCAGCGGCCCACAAGGACCCAGGAGACCCAGGAATTGACCGGCCCGGCATCCGCCCCCATGATGAGGTGCCATGTCTTCCCGATCTTATCCCTCCATGTTTCGACCGGCATGTCGGCCTTCAGAAGGTGCGCCCGCTCGGCTATCATCGGGAATATGGCGTCCTCGATCTTCGGCATCTCGCACAGGTAGTACGCCGCGAAGGATTCCCACGCCATCATCGGGTGCTCGAACTTCTGCCATAGGTCCTCAATCGGGTAGTACCCCCTGCTTTTCTTCGCCCGGCACCCGCAAACGTCCGAGAACCGATGCGGCTGATTGAGCTGGTCGTACTTCACCATGTCCACGCACCTTTTGTACGGCTTCTCCGGCGTACACGGATAGGGGCACTTCTTCAGGACCTCGAAGATGCACCAGCGGTAGAGCCGGATCCCGCTCTTGGCCGCATCCTCGATGAGCTGCTGCATGATGCCGTTCGGATGGTGCGCTGTGGAGAACTGCTCGATCGTCGCCCGCATATTCTTCGATGACTGGGCGATCGCTATGGCCGCCGTGTATATGTGCTTCGTGAACTCGTCCACCTCGTCAAGCATGAGGATCGGCACGTGCGGCCCCTGCACGGACTTGAGGGACGCCATGAGGATCTCGATATTGCTCCCGCCCTTGTACCGCGTCTTCTCCTGCGTCGCCTCCCCGAGCACCCGGTCCCTGAACACGTCCGCATCGAATCGGCTCACGTTGTCGTACATACGCTTGCTTTGATCAGAACTCCCGCCCAAAATCCTGATCCCGCACCCCGGATTGAAATGCGCCTTGAGCCGCGCGGAAATCGCCCCCATCATCGTCTTCCCGCCGCTCCGGCAGGCATGAACGACGCAATTCGTGTGCGGAGAGAACTGCGCCTTCTCCTCGTCGCTCCACCCGTCCGTGTCCTTGAAGAAGCTCCCTGCGAGGTAGGCGAACGGGGAATCATGGCCGGGACAGGGACAGGCGCCGGGGGCATAGTGAGGAATCGCCACCTCGCAGTGCGTCGCAACGTACCCACGGAGCTGCTCGGGCGTCTCAGGGCGGATGCTCCGGCATGTCAGGTCTCTATTGCGAAGCGCCTCAGTCTCCATCGGAATCTTTCTCCATCAGATCAAGGTTCGCCTTCCAGTACGCAGCGGCCATCCTCTTGTCCCTGTCCGTGATCTCGACTTGCGCGACCTCACCGGCTTCTCCGTATAGGGCGCGCTCGGCCTTGACCGCCTCGGTGCCGTCCCTTGGGGCCGGGATAGTATCGCCACTGAGCATGGCGTTCCTGGCCTTAGCCTGCACGATCTTTAGATAGGTGGCGTGCCGATGCCTGCGTTGTGCTGCTGTCTCAGCATCTTTCTTCAGTGTTTTACTGGCGATATCATCCCTGTGCTGCTTTCGGCGATCCGTCCACTTCTCGCGGGCTGCCCTTTTCTTAACCGCATCCACCGATGCTCCATATTTCTGCGCGAGCATTTCGCATGTGACTTCTCCTTCTCCCTCTGGTGATGTGCAATATTCGTGCATCATCAGAGACCATATATGCTTACTCTTCGGCCCGCCCTTCCCTTGTCTTTTATCATTCATAACTGTCTACACCGCAATTACTTGTTGACATATTGCCAGCCCTTTGATAGCATTCTTTCGGAGGTGAAGATGAATAAACAAGGCGAGGCTGGAATAAACTGGACCGATGCGACGTGGAACCCGGTCACCGGATGCCTGCATGGGTGCCAATATTGTTATGCCCGCGCGATATCCAATCGATTCCATAGGAGCTTTAAGCCAGAGTACCATCCCGAGCGATTGAAAGAGCCCTTGCGCGAGAAAGCCCCTATGCGGATATTCGTGTGTTCCATGTCCGACCTGTTCGGTGAGTGGACCCCGAGAGCATGGATAGAGAGCGTTTTCGAGATAGTCAGAAAATGCCCGAAGCAGACCTTCCAGTTCCTTACCAAAAACCCAAAGCGGCTTCATGAGTTCAATCCTTGGCCCGGTAATGCGTGGGCCGGTGCGACCATAGACGTAAAGACAAGGCTGGAACCAAGCTTAAAAGCCCTCGAAATGGTTAAAGCCCCCGTCCGGTTTATATCGTTTGAACCGTTGAGTTGCGATATGGGGGAACCAGAGTTGACCGGGAGCGTTGAGTGGATTATCATTGGGGCGCAGACCGGCCCCAAGGGATACCAACCCGCCGAACCGTGGGTGGCAAACCTTTTGAGTGCCGCGAAGACCGCGAGGATACCCGTATTGATGAAGGATAACCTCGAATGGGAACCCCACCGTGAGGAATTCCCAGAGAGCGTAGAGATCGGACAATTAGCCCTTCTGTGAATTGTAATCATGCGGCCTTCCGCATTTTTAGTGCCCAGTAGTAGACCGTGTGCGCCTGATTCCTGAAATACTTCGCTTCAATCGTTTTCCATCCGTAGCGCCGCCTCAAGTCCTTCAGCATCGTTCCGAAGATATCCGGGTACCACCTGATAATGCATGGGATATTCATGCCAACCGGAATATGCTCCGTCGCCGAGACGAACTTGCTCACGATGCCGGTCATCTTCTGCCGGCATACCAACCCATCAGTCACGAACATCGTCATTCCACCCACAGGCTTGTCCCGGCAGATCAAATACATAAGCTTCCAGGGCGTCCCGTAGTCATCGAGGTCGAATACATTGAATTGCGATAGATCGGTTTTCTGTACAAAAACGACGTTGTCCCCGAGCCGACATAATTCTGGCGAGTGCACCTTCTCATGGTCCACGCCTATATACCCATCGACCTTACCCTTGTATACACGATCGTAAATCTTCCCAGAACCACAGAAAAGATCGCAGACCATTGCGCCCTTCGGAAGATTGCGCTTCCGAAGCTGGACCTTCGCGGACAGCATCGAGTTATCTTTCTGCTTCCATTGACGATTTGTCATAGCTACGTTTTACCTTTATTCCCTCTGACTCCAGTAGGGCGAGAGCCTTTTCGAGAATGCCCTTCTTTTCAGCCCCGACGCGCACCACGGCCCAAAGCGGATTGTCGATGGCCCCGTCAACGTCGAGTTCCTGTAGAAGCTCGTCTATGTCCGCAACCTCCGGCGTAAATTCAGCCATTTCCCGTATCTCTTCCTCGTCGAATGCCGTGAGGTCAGTATCAAATTGGCCGTCATTGAATTGCTCCGCGAAAAGGTCTGCCGTCTTTGTGAAATCCAATTCAGACAACTCCGCTATCTTGTTGTCAGCGACAAGATCAGCGAGCTCATCCGTTTCGCTCGAATAGTCCTGATAATCTACCGGCACCTTCTTCAATCCGAGTTTCCGTGCGGCAAGACGCCGCGCATGGCCGCGCACGATGAAACCCGACCGATTGCTCACGGTGATAGGAGCACGCCAGCCTTGCCGATGAATGATCTTCGCGAGGAGCTTCACTTGCTTCTCTGGATGCGTATTCGGATTCGCAGGATGCGGCTTAAGGATGCGGAGATCGACAATGGCATCATGCGAGCATCTGACCACGATACCGTCGATCACCACATTCTTGACCTTCTTAGCCCCTGCCCGCCCATCCACGCCCTTGCTCACCCCATCTCCTCCTGCAGCGCCTTCTTGTCCGACTCGGATGCCCTCACCCTGAGCATGATCGACTCACCTCCGCACGTCACAGCATCCTCCTCGACCGCTATCACGAACCCGGCGCCCGTGATCCTCTTCGCGTCAAACCCGAGCCTCCGCGCCATCGAATCATGATGGTGCCGCTTCTCGAAGAGCACGAACCCGAAATCGGCGTGACGGATGTACTTCATCATGGCCAACTATAGTCCACTCTCCTCGCAGTACCGCCGCGCGAGCTCCATGATCCCCTCGGGGTTACACGTCTTCCCCACAGCTACGGGACCAGGCTGCTCGCAACACCAGCGGGTGAAGTCACTGAGGCACTTACGAGAAGCTGGATTCACTACCTCGTCGATTATTCGATCTGCCGCTCGTGAAGAGAATTCATCGAACTCACGCTCCGTCCACCTGACTCCGCCCTTGCTCATCCGTCCTCCTTCATTACCACCAGTATTGACGTAGCTTGTAATGTGAGGCGGCAGTTCCCTCTCCATAATGCTGAATAGATAGTGGTCATCGATCACGAGGTTCCGCAACTCGTCAAACCACTCCCGCAGCTTATGGGCATGATCCCCATCCGTGAGCTTCGCGGAGATCCGTCTGCGGATCGCGCCTGAGAGGTTGATGACACGGAGCTCTTTCCACAGCGCATTCGGCAGGACGCCCAACGGAGGCTTTTTGAGCGCCCCGGGAACCCCATCCTCATCCGATCGGTCGGCCCCGAACATCCCGACCGTTTCAGCCATCCCCGCGAACTTCCGCAGCTCCGCCACATGCCCGAGCACGATCTTGGCGTAGGGGCCAAGGCTCCCCCATCCGTGCTCCCGACACCACGGCCCATGCGGATAGGCGCCACCGTGGACAGCGTAGTGCCTGAGCCTGACGCGAATATCGCGCGCACTGTATGTGTTCCCGAACAGATACGCCTTCAGGTATGCCGCGAAACCGCAGACTGCCGGCGTCGCGAAGCTCGTCCCCGACATCTGCGGGATGCCGTAGATGTCCGACCCGTCGAAGCAGAACTCCAGCTTGGCGCCGTCCCCCGACCAGTCCGTCTTCGCCCCCCGGTCCGTCAGCGCCCCTACGGCGATCGCCCAGTTAAATATCGCAGGGGCGTCAACATCGTCCCCGATGAAGTCATCCCGCTCGTCCTCATTCCCTGCGGCGACGAAGATCAGCGTGCCGTTCTCCTCGTAGCAGGCCTTCCCGAGTCGGTTCACGGCACCCATGCTGCGGATGATCGCACGCATCGCCCGCTCGTTCTCGGCGTGAATCCCGAGGGATAGATTTACAAAATGAGCCTTCTTATCGAACGCATAGGCAAGGGCGGCCGCGATCGCCTCATTGCTTCCGCTCCCGTTCCTGTCGAGGCACTGGTAGCCATGGATCTCCACGTCGGCCTTCTTCTGCGGGCAGAGGAAATACTCGCTGGCGAGGAGCTTGCAGTAGGACCCGTGGGAATGCAGGATCGGTTCGTTCCGGTAGGCCGAGGCGTTCACCCAGGGGATATAGTCCATCTGCTGGCGTAGCTTCTTCGGCAGGAGCGCAGTTTTGCAGCCTGTATCCGCGACAACGATCTTCACCGGGCGGCCGAGGAGGTTCACGTCATTCTTTAGTACGCCGAGAGCGTCCTGCATGTCAGCTGACCTTTCTTTCTATCGTCTCGACACGGATCACGGCATGGGGAATCTCGCCTGGATTAACGTACCTCTTTGCTATCCCGCCATAGACGCACACTAGGCTGTCGTCGCGCCACAACCCGACATCCGTGAGCGCATCCTTCAGGCTTTTCAGGATGTTGTCCATGTCCGGCTTGCTTGTGTGATGTGAAGGAGCGCTCGCCTTCAGCACCCCGGCGTTCTTCCCGATCCCGTAGTGTGCCTTTGGCCGCCCAAACACGAACTCACACGACAACATGAGCGGACCAATGAATTGCTCCTTATTCCACACCCGCAATACCTCGTATGCGATCGACCGTTTCCAGTTGTCGGCGGTGTCGGGGGTGTAGACCACCGGGAACTTGAGCCGGACCAGCTTTCCGCCCTTGCTGCGGCGATGAATGGACGTCTTTGTTCGCGGCTGCCCCTTTGGCTCGCCGAGGACAAGTACCTGTAACGTCCGCAACGGCCAGTCCGCCATCACCCGACCTCCCCGAACACCGGAGTCAGGACCACTTCCGGCCAGTAGCTCCAGTTGATTTCCCCGTTCTCGATCCCCTCGTAGCGGTGGGGGTCAGCAGTAGGAGCCGGTGACGGCAGAATGCGCGAGGGTGCTGCTGGACCGCACCAGCCACACCCCGAAATGAGGCTCGCCGCTGGCAGAAGCGCCAGGAGCACCGCGATTCCAATGATCTTTCTCATGCTTGCCCTTTCAGCGGGGGACCGCGATCCCGCCGGCGTTCCCCGGTATGATGAGCGACGATCCGGCGCCTGTGGCCCTCTCTATCTTCTCCAGCACAAGCGGCACCCGCTGCACGCCCTCGACTGCGGACATGAACTGCGCGGCCGTGACCTTCTCATCGGCCGTCACCGCTTGCTCTGTACCCGGAGCCCCTGCCCTGAATCCGACGTTCACCGCCAGCGGTTTCTCAGCCGCCGCGTCACCCGCTATCGTGATGATGACCTGGATCACTGCAACACCCCCATGCTGGCAGCCAGCAGCACGGCCGAGAGGATGATGCCGGCGGCTATTGCGTAGAATCGCAGCGCCTTCTCATCTGCCCGCATCCGCCTTTCCTCGGACAACCAGCTATTGCTCATGCCCAGCATCCTTCCTCTCACCTAGGAGCCAGTGCGATCATACCTATCGCGACCAGCATCAGGGGGACAACAATACCGCACCCTACGCCCACCACGATGAAAGCGCTCACCGCACGGATCCACTCACACGAAAGCAGGTATGGAATATGCATCCATACCGTGACCGAAATCAGGCCGGCCACCACCATCGAAATGGACCCCACCTTGAGCATCGCCTTGCTCTCATCGAACTTCATTTGTCCTTCCTCCCGGCATCCTCGACCATGCGCTGGTAAAGATTCGACGGCTTGAGCGCATCGTCCACGAGATTGAAGCCCTTGTGCCCGTTGAACGCATACCAGCA